GCAGGCAGCTGTGATTGGGCGAGCGGTTCGGTTAGAGCTCTCGCCCGGTGTGGTTGTGACTGAAGACCAGAAATCGGTCATGACCAGGGCAGCGCTTCGCAAGGGCTCCGAACTCTATGGTTGGAGTGAAGCCGATAGTGACTTGGTTGAAATGGCAGTTTGGCATGCTTACATTCCCTCCCCTGTTGAGGTGGCAAGGAATGTGGCACTCAAGCAAGTGGATGTTGTTGCTAAGCGGGAATTGGCTGACGTTTCTGGGTTAAGAGGCAATTACCTCTCCAGTCCTCTTGAAATTGTTCATGGGTTTTGGCAGTGGCTGTGGGCCCGGCCAAAGCCAAATTTCTAAGAGGTCTGGCTCCAGTAGTGGCACTGGACAAGGCTTTGGCCCTTCAGTGCCCGGAGATGCGGGTTGTCAGACTTCGAGTTAGTCGTCGCAAAATGGTGTTGGAAGGTGGTGAAACATCTATTGGACGGATGTGTCGCACCCATAAGTGGGCGACAATTCAAAATACTGCAATGGGTGGGGACATAATTGTGTCCCCCAACACTGATGGGAACATAGCTTCTGCTATTCAATTTCGTATTTTGCGAGAGAAGAGAATTGATGGAACCTACGGACCTGTGACGAAACCTGTGACTGGAGCTTTCAAAACGCTCGGAACGGAACGCGGCCTCATCATATCTGGAGTTTGCTCTGCGTTGCCTCGCGGTGAGAGTGGTATTTGTGGTGCGCCAAGCCTTCGGGCTGAAACGTATCAAGAATTTCCCACACACTACACGGGGCGCAAACGTGAGCTCTATATGAAGGCAGCGAATGAGTGCGAGCGCGGGGAGTTCACCTCGAAGGACGCCGAGGTGAATGGCTTTGGGAAAATGGAGAAACATGTCCTGAAATGGCTGATTTATTGTTATGAGGACATCATTACTCGATTCATTTCCCCTCGCCACCCTAGGTATAACGTCAAGCTCGGACGATACCTTAAGAAGGCTGAAGCCCCGATCTATTGGGGTGCACAGCACATGTTTCATAGCTCTGTCCCCGTGGTGATGAAAGGGTTCAATGCATTCCAAGTTGGAGAGTTTTTCTACCTCCAGTGGAAGCGCTTTTCACACCCTGTAGGATTCGGACTGGATGCCAGCCGGTTCGACCAGCATGTTTCTTTGGAGGCCTTACGCTGGGAGCATTCTGTCTACACTGCACTTTACCACGGATCTGAAAGGGATGAGCTCAGATACTTGCTTTCTTTGCAATGCCATAATCACATTCGTGCTATTGGCAATGAGTTCAAATTCTCTGTTGACGTGGAAGGTGGTCGCTGTTCTGGTGATATGAATACTGCGCTTGGCAATTGCCTACTGATGACTGCCCTCATGCATCGTTACTTACGATCTATTGGCGTGAGGGAAGAAGAGGTGGCATTGTTCGACAACGGGGATGACTGTTTCATTATCATGGAGCGTGATAGGGTGGAAGAGGTGCACAGGCAACTGGCACCCTTCTTCCTCAATTATGGCTTCATAATGAAAGTCGAATCCCCAGTCGATGAGTTGG